TCATTCACCGCCTCGACATACTTCCATTTCTCATCAAACTCGTTTTTGCGTTGTTGCGCATCTGCAGGCCAGTGCGAGGGGTCAGCACCGTATTTCTGCATACATTCAAGAGTGTGGTGAAGGCTCGTGATCTGCTCCGGAAGCGCGAATGCTTCTGAAATACGCATTGCGCCCATCGTCACCGCCGATGTCATGGTTTGCCAGTTGTCAACCAGCGTCGGTAAATTAGGAAACCCACCACCAGGTGTAGGTTGTTTGATCGCACTCATCGGCAACGTATAGACCGACATGCCAGGGCCATGAGTATCGCTTGCAACCGGACGACTTGCAGGATAACTGGCGATGACAATTGGGTTAGCGATACCAGCTTCGACCGAACGGATGAATACTTGAACAGTTTGCGCCGACATGACTTCACTCTCCTCTATATGTACCACACGGCGATTGAATTCAGATTGCCTTCACTGTTCCAATCCGGCGATACAGAACCAATGCTCGAATACAATGAACCAATCGTGCCAGCATTAAACGCATAGCAATCTAATACCCCATTGGATACTGCCGTCGCGTAAGCTAAAAGAGCATAACCAGTTTGAGCGCTGACTCCGCAGCTTCCGTTACAAACCGTTTGAAAACCTGCGGATAAGCTTACAAAATCGGAGGCTTGTGTACCGGCTGTGCCCCCTCCTGTCACTTCGAGCCCATTTGTAGCATTCCCCGAGGCGCTTCCACCCGCAAAATACGCATTCCCCCCAGTGATGCCAAACCCACGCGTCATGTTGCCACAAGAATGACAATTGTACGCATTGAAACTAGCGTTCATATAGACGCCAAAGCCAACATCGCCTAATCCCCAAGCGCTACAACCAGTGCACGTCATACTTCCTTCAGCAGCAAATCCGGCTTGTCCTGTAACCGTGTAATTAGGACCAGTGACCAAAAGGTTTGTGAGATTGATCGCCCCTGGGCCGATGTGCTTAATGCCACACGCGCCGGATGTGCCATCAACTCGAATCTCTGTGCCATATCTCGCGCGCAACATCTGAATGTTGTAGGCAGAATCATTTGCTATCGATGCTGGATCAGGACCGCTGCGTTGAAATACTCCGCCATTGGGCGGGGGAACCTGACCAGATTTCATTGTACCTTGAAGCGTAATCCGATCGGCCTCTGGATGATAAGTCAAAATGACATTGGTGCCATATAGCCCCGTAGTTGTCAGACCCGAATAGACGCCTGTCGCCAGGAGTATCGTTAAGCTGCCCGATGTTGAAATTCTTTTACGACCAAGCGCGCTAAACAGATCCTTGATTTGAGCAACGGTCGATACGTTAACTGTGACGCTCTCGTTGATGGCATTATTCGCATAGACCCAAAATCGCGTTCCATCATAAGTGAAAACCAGAACATCACCGACCTGCATGTCTCCGGGAAGCAACGGCCAATTCGTGTTGCAGCCTTGAGCAAAAATTGGCTTGTTGCCGAGACCATTCACGTTGATATTCGCAGTGATCCCGTTGCTGGTATTGGCAATCTTCACCATGAAGATCGTGCCAGCAGCGAGCGACGTTATGGCTGGCGAGAAGTTGGCAATGACCAAATTTCGCGTTGTAGATGAATCAACGCAATACGGAATGTTGTACAAAAAAGTTTGAGGCGGGCCGCTGGGAGCAGCACCGGTAAAATTGATCATTTGGAAGACGGTGCCGTCATAGACTAATTCAGCGAGACCAAACGCAGGAAGATCACCTGCTTGCAATTCAGAACCATTTGGCTTCTTGACCGGCACGCGCCCAGCGCCGGCATCGATCGTTGTCGATCCGGTGTTGGTGTTGGCAACTCTGACACGCAGGGGAAGGCCAAAGGTATAGGCCCCAATCGGAGGAGAGAGCGCGACCGACAGCGTGTTAACTGACCCAGTGTCTATGCAATAATTCATGAACTGCGAGCGCATGCCTTTGGCACACTGCTCAAGATCGGTGTCACTCGGAACGAGGTTGCTGTCCGTAATGATGTGTACAAGTTCACGCATCGGGTTCTCAAACGCCGCTGCCGGCGGAATCGAACCTTGACGCGCAATGGAGGGATCGCCGTTGATATAAGATGCGTTAGGATCAGAGATTCCGTAGGGTTGAACGTATTTCACAATCCCTCTCCTTTTTAGTTAGGGTGTGCCCTGCATTGGTCCGCCAAAGGCAAGTTTGCTGAAGTCCGGGACGATGTAAGTGTGGGCTGGTTTCCAGCGATTGAGCAGACAGATCAATTCTGTCGGCACACTAATCTTCAAATGAGGATCAACGCCGGCTTGACCTGCCGAAGCGCGAAACCAAATCAGGCCAACTTGCCCAACGCTGACTTCCCAATAGAAACGTTGTTCTGGCGGTCCGATGTACCAACGGAAATTCTGGTCTTCGATCGGCGAATCAGGCGGCGGCGTACGAGTATCTCCGACGCGAGAAATACCACACATAAAAGGTGCAAACTCTTTAATCTCGATTGTATAGCCAACAAACGCGGCAACCTTTTTGAAATAGGCGCGCGATTGTCCGCCCAGCCAAGTCATGAACATGACAAGCATCTTCTGACGCTCACCAATCGTTGTCGCTGACGGAAAACACGGATCAGGAAGGCCCCAAGCTCGCTCCCAATCCGGTAAGAGTTCGATCGTGAAGCGTGGATCGCTCTCACGCTCGAGCAGATCTCCTGCGCGTCTATCTACAAACCCAAAATAATCTGCAAGCCCGTAACAAACTCGCTGAAGGATGGAGCCAGGCGCTTTTGGCCATGCCTGACCAGTAGGTAACAATTTTAAGAATTGCTCCGCATAATCTGTGCCAGATCTCCGAACATACTTGTCCCAGTTGTGAGGAAAACTAGCCATAAACGATGTCCCCAAGCACCGCCATATGGCCAGGCGATGCCATCATGTCATCATGATAATCGAGCAACTCAACCGACCTCACATTGGCGGTGTTCATGATCGCCTGAACTTTCCAAGCAGCAAAGATAGTTTGCCCAGGCTGCGCGAGCGTGAAAAACATGTCCTTGATGCTGGCTTCGACCGCCGCACGTATCTCGGTAGTGTCCGGATCGATCAACTTGATGATAACGTCAACGCGCTGCTTGACGGGAGCTAGAACCCAAAAATCTTTGACCGCGACTGGACGAACAGTGTCGATGTAGTTCGTTACTGCCTCAAGATCAGCGAGTTGCGGCCAGCCATCGTCATCGGCGCGAAGATCGTCGAAAAGCACGCGAACCGTGATGGTGCCAATTCCCATCTCGAGCGGCGAGACCCAGGCGCGCGTGCAGCCCGGCACCGCCAAAGCCCACACAACATAATCGTGTGCCGCTCCGCCTTGAGGTGGCTGTCGAATGCGCTGCAGCACGCGAAAGCGGAGTTCGTCATCCGTCTCTTCATCCGTGCCGCCATCAAGGCTTTCGACAACAGCGTTTCCTACAAGCTCCGGAACCGCCGACGTGTCCACTGTCAAAAAGCTTCCAGGGTCTTGATTGCCGGCGCTGCCAGGATCGAGCGCGCGAATGGGAACTGGAATCGGAACATTTGGCCCAGTTGCGACGACAAGCTGCGTCGTCTCATAGCCAGTACCGTTGTTCGACGTGAGTTGTGTTCCCATCGGAATTACGACACTAGGCGCAGTTACTTGAAAGTCCGCGACACCGACCGCTAGCGTTGCTAACTTACGGCCTGTCGTGCCGTCGGAATTCGTTAGCCAGATATTGCCGTGCCGATCCAACCATTCATGTTCAGCGGTATCCGGAAGCAATTGCAGCGCCAGCCAGTCGATAAATTGAAGCGTGAGATGGCACAGCGCGCCCATCGCATCGGACATGACGCGGAGCACGCTGTTCGGGATGCTCGCATCGGCGCCTGGCAAATTGCCACGAATGGCGTCGCGCACGAGCCCGCGGACCGTTTTTAAACTTGGCGTCGACCACGGAATGGCTAGGTCCTCCAAGATTTAGCAAGATTATCTCTCGCCCAAAGTGGTTGGAGATTTGAGAGTGCGAAACATTCCGCAAGTTGATCTGGAAAGACGAAGGACGAAACCGGACGCACATGATCAATGTGCCAGCGCTCACCGACGTGGCCATAGTTTGCCCACGTCATTCCAGGCTTGAATAGCCGCTCAAGATGCGCGCGTAATTCATCCCCGCTGTAACCGAGAATTACCATCACGCCTCTCGATTTGCCGTTCATTATGTGTCGTAGCCGACGACGTATTGAATCCAACGCTCGCTGACTCGGATCAAGACGTCGCGTTGCTTCGTGATAACAGCGACGCGTCCGCACTTTCTCTAAATTGTTTTCCCGGTATCTCCGCTGCCGCGCCTTGTAATCTCCGCGCTGTTTTTTTCGCTCTGGCTTTGCGTCTTGACGACGATGAATCGCGCGTCTTTTTTCTGGATTTGCTCGCGTCCACTGCTGAGCAACAGTTCGGCAATGCTCCCTATTTTTGTGCTGCCATTCTCGCGTCAATTCATTTGCACACAACCTACAATAACAACTCAGCCCATCCCTGCGATTTCGGTTATTGCCAAAAGCTTCAACCGATTTTTCGATTTTGCAACGTAGACATAATTTCATCGGCTTAAAGGAAAGGCTGCGATGCGCCTTCAGGATTCGGGAGGATGCCAACGTTCCAGGCGCTCCCAGTCGCGACGATGTCCGTCCAGAGGATTTGATATTGCAGTTCGATCTCGAGTTGCGGCCCGCGATAAAGTCGCACAACGGCGTTGATCTGCTCGCGACCAACGCGCGAGGCCTGTACCCACATCTTTGAACCGATACGGCGATCGATGAACGGCTGAATCGCGTCGCGGATGTATTGCTCGACCCTGGTCACGGTCGCGCCTTCCCAGGCCTCCGGGCCAACAATCTTCGCCCGCGTGAGCAGCCACAGCTTGCAACCGATATCCCAGCCGCCCCAGATTTCCTCGGCATCAAGATTTCCCCACCATCCACGACGATCAGTCGAATCCGGATCCGGAAGGATATCAGTCAGATCGGCGAGCGCATCGGTCCCGAGCGCTACGATCACCGCGGTCGCGAGCGCCTGTGTCTCGTCGAGCGAACCGTCATCCAAAAGCAACCAGTCAACAGTGACGTTCGACTTCGCGTAAGGAAAAAGGAAGTTAGTGTTCTGCACTAACCGGATATCAGGCACCGTTCACTCTCCTTACTCTGACTCGCCTTGCCTCCAACAAGAGCGCCTTGGCGATTGCGCAAGCTTCTTCCGCGCTAAGAAAAATGCTCTGCAATGGTTGGGTCAATTGCACGACAATCAAGCCATTGGGATGGCTTACGATGGTAGCTTCCAGTTCGACGTCAGATTGCTTTGTCTTCTTGCGAAGCAACGTATCGAGGTATTTCTTCTTTAGGCTCATCGGGCAACTCTTCTACGATCGTACCTATTTGCCGAGATACGACATAAGTCGGATTGTCTTCCGACTCTTTGGGATTGCTTTCGAAGATCGGAATTTCCTTAATACGTGCCACCGTCGAGCCCCGTGACTTCGAATCCGCTGATCGTGACGTTAGCGCTTCCATCGAAGCTCGCTGCCGTAGCAGTGATCGTGGTGCCGCCGGTTGCTGAAAGGCCAATCGTTCGTGCGGTTGCGAGCTTAACGACACTGAGCGGGGTTGCATTGCCGTCGCCGGTCAATGTGGTGTCATGAGAAACGGCTGTGATGCCTCCGCCAGGAGCGGCCGACCAGCTAAGATTGCCCGCTCCATCCGTAGTCAGAATATTTGTGTTTGCACCACCTGTGATCTTGAGCGCACCAACAGCAATAGTTTTTGTGCCTGTAATTGTTTGTGCCCCAGCAATCTCAACTTGTCGAGCGGCACTGACAACCGTCAAAACCGCCGTCGGGGTTGTACCAACATACAAACTCGCAGGCCCACCACCAGGATCTTGGAATGCGAGTTCACCTTCAGCGAGCGACGCAGGAACACCGGCTGACCCAACACGACGCCTGATTTTGATTGTCGCGGTCATGATATTACCCCGTTATGTCATCCAAACACCGTAGCCTCAAGCAAACCTTGGCCGAAGCCAGAGAATGTAGTATTATCATTTATACCTAACGTCGCGCCGCCCTGACAAAGACCGTATACCATGGCTTGGTGATAACCCTCTGCCAGTGCGACTGCGTGTCCGGTCAATCCAATCTGTACTGCATTTACTGCGGCCGAACTTGTACCTGCGCTAATGATACCAACCGTTGCGGTATCGATACGCAGATCAAGACCAAAATTTGAAGCCGGGTTAGCGTAGGCATTACCAGTGAATCGCAAATCTGGCATCTCACCGGCCCACATCAAAAACTGCGCGCGGAACGCGCTAGAAAGCTCTACAAACGTCGCAGAGGCCGTTGTTCTAACCGTTGTGTCTGTGATACGCGAAGTTACTCTACGTCGATTAAACCAACTCAATACAAATGGAGTTGCCGCAGCATTGGAGAACGCACCGCCAGCAACTGTACGAATCATACCGATCAACGAGCGTGTATCGTCGCCAGTCTTAATCTCAGTACCAACATTGCCTGCGGTTGCACTAGTCGAATGCCCTGTAGTCGAGTAGTCAGCGGTTAGCGTGCCTGCGTTATTGAAACAGTAGACGTAATAGAGCGTGTTTGCAGCGAGGTTGCCGGATACACCGTTGATCAAAACGCTGGTATTACCAAGCCCGGCAATGCCAGCAGATGGAATTGAATAAGCAGCCCCATTGATGATAATTGTGCTGCCGTTGAATGGAGCGAACTTGAGTGCCGTTGTGCTGACATAGGTAAGTTGACCACCACCAGCATAGGTATTAACCGTGCTTCCTCCTGCCGGAGCAGCCCAAGTACCATCGGCCCTCAAAAAATTTGTTGAACCACCACCGGAAGAGGGCGCGAGCCCATTGAGTGTACCGGTGAACACCGGCAGCATCGCATTAACCTGCGCAGCAGTGAGATCGATAGGCGCTGTCGCGCTTCCGGTGTTGTTTCCCTTAAGAGTGTTAGCATTCATGTTGGCCAATCGAGCATTGGCTAACGTTCCAGTCCAACCAACCGTGATTGAAGTTGCTTGAAGCAACGCAGTAGCTGGGGTTCCTCCAAGTGTTAAAGTGACATTTGTATCATCAGTCTTGGTCAGAGCAGCCGGAACAGGAGTTAATTGGATCAAACCATTTGCGCTGATAGAAGTAGGAACTCCACACCAAAGCTTAGCTGGAACACTCGCCATCTCTACCGCAAATTCACCCTGAGCCAATGAATTATTGGCAGGAGGGTTATTTACGGTCGATGTTCGCCGATGCTGGATCGCAGCAGTCATCTAGTATGCGCCTGCATCGATTGTACCGCCGGTGATGTTAACGGCATTCGCATTCTGATTTGCCATGTCGCCGAGCGCGGACCAATTCAAAGCATGCCGCGCATAATAGAAAGCATCATTCGGCGCTTCCGGCACCGTACCAGCGCCGCCGCCGCTCGACGTTAGATATCCATCTGTATCGACAAACAACGGCGACTTGCACAGTAAGCCAAGTGGCTGCACGGTCCTCGGCGCACGATCCCACGACTGATCGACGTCACGGGCGTATTCAAGCCCAGTCATGACCGCGATCGGGTTCTGTACCGCCATCGACATGTTGCCGGTACTGTCGATCGAAAGCGGATCACTTGCCGAATGCGCCGCGGGACCTCCGGTCTGCGTACCGGTCTGGCCGCCGCCCTGATCGGTACAGCCTTTGATCTGAATTGGCTTCGAGGACCAGCAACCGCCGTTGTCTACCCAAATATTGTTGCCACCAAAATGAATGTGGACGTGCGAGTCATCAGCGCGCGTCGACTTCGTGTCGTCCTGATAATAGGTCGTTACTTTCTTGTCCTCGACGTGCATATAGCCGTTGCCACGCCGATGCTCCATTCTGTCTTTGGTGACATCGATGTAAGTCTGGCTGTCCTGTTTGTGCAGCGTTTTCTGTCCAGTCTGACCGCCAGATCCAGATTCACCCGCGCCGGCCCCGCCGTTCGAGGCACCGCTGCCATCGGCCAGGAGTTCGATCTCGAATTCAACTCCGGACTTTACATCGCGGAATTTTCTTGTCCCTCCCTGCGCGCCGCCGCCTTGCTGCTTTTGACCGTTCTGATTGTCGACGAGCGCAAATCTCATTAGCTTTTCAGTATTGCCGGTCATGTACATGCCGGCCTCAGTGTTCAAAAACTGCTGGCCCCACTCCTTGAGGCCAAACATCGCCGTGGCCCCCTTGGCGGCATCCTGCGCGAGATTCTTCAACCGATGCCGACGATCGTCCATGATGCTGCAGATAGGGAAACTTCTGTTGCTACCCATGAAGCTCATGAAGCCTTCGGCGACTTGCTGGATCGATCCGCTGGCAGCGCTCTTGATCGCGTCGGCGATGACCGAAGTGAAACCGTAATTCTGCGGGGCAACGTTTTGCGGCCAGTTCTCGCCTTTCATCCCGCGCGAGCCATTGCTTTCTTGAATCCCTTTGCTGTCATCGACCGACGGGATGCATGTGATACATCCGCCGCCCTGATAACCGCGGAGCGAACTGTCTAACGGAGTTTGTCGCTGCATCAGAACACCAAATTGGAGCCTGGTAAGAATGCCGGGAATGGATCAGCAGGAGTGCCAGCAGGCGGCGCCGCGCTCGCTGTCGTATCGGCTTTGACTGTCGGCGCATCGGTTGCCGGGCCGCCCGATGTGTTATTGCGCCAGGTCTCGATCAAGTGCAGCGACGTGCGCGTGCCACTGTTCGAATCTTGCGTGAACGTCGCCGTTTCGATCGACAATGCTTGATCGATTGGGACCATCGGCGAATCGACTGTGACCTCGGTGCCGACCTGCCACAGCTTGCCCGTTGGATCGAGCCATCCGTAGACGACAATATCGGCGTCAATCCGCACTCCGCTCCATCTCGCTTCTTTGTACGCACGCAGTTCGACCTCACGCTGGGTCTTGACGGGATGCTCGATCGGCACAAGCAACGGACGGAATTCTGGCAGGATGCCCGGCGGAACAGCCTTTGCACGCAACTCCGTAGCGGCCGTTCCGTTTTGTGAATCAGAAGGTCGAGTTTGGCCAGTCGTCATAACGAAGCTGTACATGTCTTCGCCATTGATCACGACTTGAGCACTGAAAATGTTTTCACCTTCAATGAGAACGGCACTATTCACTGGCCCATGCGGTCCAACCAGAACCAAATCGCCATCCTTATTATTCGCAACATCGACGTTGCGCGTGCGCGCTAGACGTTCAATGAACTGGTATCTCGTTTCGCCTTGTTGAAAGTGGACGCCGTCGGGCGGATTGAATGGCGAACCATCAATCGTGCCCTTGACCTCTCCAAGACGAACGCTAGTCGGATTAAGGACTTGCACCACAATGCCAATGAGGTCCCCATGAAAATTGCCTCCTCCGTCGCCCTCCTCTGGGAGGATATCACCGGTCAATTCCCAAGCTTTACCTTTGCCCTGCAGAGAGACACCATGGCTATTGGCTTCGTAAGCAACCTGCCGAACCAAGATTATTCCTGTGAGCGCCAACCTATCGGCGAGGTAGATACCGCACGAATCGCCAGGCTTAAATTGAATCCGATCCCACAATGCTGGAACAGGATCACGCTCAGCCGCGGTGAAGCGAAAATAATTGTAAGGATCGTGCCAGCGGTGCTGAACCCAAACGGTTTCCCAATCGCTGAAATACTGCCCAGCAGCATAAACGGTCGCGACCTCATTTCGGTTAACGCCAACAAATTCGCGTTGAACGAACATCAGGATGACAGCGCGTTGCCTTCGCGCAGACCAAACGCGGGGTGAACGATCTTATTTTCGGCGCGCACTTCATCGGCTCGACCGGCATCAGCGTAAAGCCGATAGGCAAGCACGAGTGTCGGCAGGACATCCATGAACGCGTATGTGAGTATCCGTGGCAGCGGCCGCGCAGTTTGATCGAGATGAAAAGCCAGCGCCGCATGTAGCTGGACCAGGGCCATGTATGCCGCCTGATCCATATCGTCGGCCGCAAGCTCTTGCGACGGCTCGAACGCGGCCATCATGATATTCTTTATGTTGTCGACATCTTGCCGGCTCACGAAAGCCATGTCAGCGATGATGCGACACTCGTAAGCAAGACAAAATCTAATCAACGCGTTTTGGATCAGTACAGCGCCGAGAAGCTTCGGCGTCTCTGCGACCGCGGCGAGACGAACCGATTCGATTTGTGGCTGCGTCAGCCCGGTCACGCGAGCAAGTTCAAAGATTGCATCAAGCGGCGGTCCGGCTTGGTCGTTCGCTATCAGCGACTCGGCATCCGCGAGGAAATCACCAACGGCCGTGCGTAAGTCGGAGCCGGGACGGCCTCGCGTCGGCGCAAGTGCAAGCATGTAAGTCAGCACGCGATTGCAGATCGGCACTGCTTCTTTGGCGTCTGGTCTGAACATTAGAAGAGCTTGACCCCGGCGATCGCAGTCAGTCTCGTGACCGCTTCCGGCGTAAGTGATGCAAGGATATTGTCGCGTAAGGCCTGCGATGCTCCCGAAAGTTGATCGTAACTGCTGACCGCTGTTTGAAACGGAGGCGCGCCAAGCTCGACAAACGTCATGTCGAAAGAAACGTAGCCGCCCATCCGCTCTTCCTCGCTCATGCGATAGCGCGTGCAGACGACGACGAGCGGTCGCTGGAATGGTAGCTGTAGCGTGCCGGAACCGCCGCGCTCGAGCCGATCAATCAATGCATCGCGCGGCGTAGTATAGTCGCGTGTGTAGAGCGCATTGGCATCGGCCACGTATTGAATAAGATAGCCGCGGACCGAGAACTCGATCGCCCTGCGTCCCATGTCTTCGGAATAAGGTAAGTCTTTTTTCGGAAATTCATGCGTCACGATTCGACGGCCTGATTCGCGTGAGCCGGCTTCAACGTGGAACAAGGCGCCGTCAAAATTCGCAGGCAAAAACTTCGATCGCCAAGGATCGACTTGCACAAGATCGCGAATGGTTGAGATTGGCATCAGCTATCCAATGACGGATCGTGGCTCTCGCCGGTCGCACCGGATGATGCCGACGGTCCGTGTTCAGCTTTCGACATTCCCGTGTCCCGCGACAGACGTACCTTGCGGAACGGACCGGTCTGCGTGACGCTTTTCTGGCCTTCGCCTTTCACGTCAACGTCGATATTTGCGGTGCCGATCGCGCGGTGCCGCATGCGTGCGCCAGCAATAGAATCGATTACGCTACGATCGACTCCCTCATGGCCAGCGAACACATGACGTTGGGCTCTCGCACGAGCACCAAAATCGCCGCCGCGCATCTCCCATTCGGTTCTCGCTTTCACGATGTCCGCAGCTTTCTGCGCGAGGTCTGTTGATTTCCGCGATCCTGGCGGTGGCGTAATGCCATAATATTTTTCAGCCCGTTCCAGTACCTCAAGCTCAAGTTGCTCGTCTGTTTTTTCTGCCCCAGCCGTTTCTGCTTTCACTTGAGGCGGCGCTAGTGTGCCTTGCAAGTCAGGCGGCGCCACAGGACGCGTGCGCAACGTTTCGATGCGCGGACCCGCAGCGCCCGTCGGGGACGGCCCCGCAAGCTGAGTTCTCGATGCGTCTGCAAATACGCTACGCGGTGCGATGATAGCTCGACCATTTCGATTGATTTGAAGTGCCAAGCCTTCAGGATGCGCGGCTGCCTCTGCCAATAATTGTTTCTTGAATGCGGGCCACTGGTTAGCCGGAACAGCAAAGCAGCCTTCCGTATAAAGTCGATCAAGTTCGCTGCTGCTGCCAGAATGTATCTGTACTCCCTCGCGCGGGACATTCGGATAACGCGGATCGGGAATTACACCGCCAAGCCCACCAACCGTCGCGACTGATCCGATGCGCTGTCCAATCGAGCCGATGTCACCGGTGCCAATGTTAATGTTATGCGTGCCATAAGGAATCGCACCGCGTCTTTCTCCGCCGCTAGCCCAGTCATAGCTTCGATTGCCGAGCGTAACCGTACCTTGCATCCGATAGGGAGCCGGCTCGCCTTGGCCTTCAGCCAATGGCCGAGCGCCCGCCGTCGCGAGCATTGGACTAATCCGGTTCGGATCAAGTGCAAGCGAAGGAACGTTTACGCCTGACGTAGGTCGTGTGCGTGCCGTCACGATGGCAGATGGTTGCTCCGCCACCGTCGGCATCGGGCGCAGTTGGCCAGGTTGGATGCCCAACTGACCCTGAGCAAGCGGACCGCCCTGCCCAGCCCAGTACTTCGCCATGCCGCTACGAGGATCTCCGATCCCACCAGTCCGCGCGCGGATTGCAGCGATCTTGACCGCCATCTGCGCGTTGAACTCTGGATTTTTTAGCTGCTCGACTGTGAACGGCTTGTCTTGAAGACCGTAGGTGATCGCGTCTTGCGGCGACAATTGAAAGAGACCGATAGAACCATAGCCGCCGAATTTTCCAATATCGCCATGCGACGCAGATTTTAAGCCGCTCTCCTGGACCGCAAGATTGGTCATCAACGCGGCCCATTCTTGCGGTGATCCCGTCTTAATACCGTAGCGCGCAGCATCGGGCGGAACGTATCCATCAAGCCCGCTTCCTTTGATCATCAACGCAAGACGGTCTTGAATCTCAGCCTTTCCAATCCGATCGCCAGCCAGCGGAGCACCTGCGACTCCAGGCGGCGCTTCTCCGGTGGGCGTCATTAAGCTCGGGACCTTCGTAAACCCTCCCGTCGGATATCCGAGTGGCGCTTGCGCTCCTGGAAGCGTCGCCGGCACGGTGCCGCCAGGCGCGGTCGGAGTGATCGGTGGACCACCAGGGCCGCCGTGCGTGCCAGGCGGGAACGGACCAGCCGGACGGCCGTCTGTCGTCGTGCCACGCCCTCCGCCTCCGCCGCCTCCGCCGCCACCACCGAAGCCCGGTAACCGACCCATGCCACCGCCGGCGCCAAGACCAGGGCCGAGCCCGCCCATCTGCGTCGACAGCAATTTGAGCGCACTGCCTTCCTTCGGCGTCTCTTCACCCGAGAGGATCGCATTCGCACGCTTTAGTTGATTCACAAGCTCGCGCGTCTTCGCGTTCTCTTGCTCCTGCAGATCGCGGCGCTCGAGATTGATCGAAGGCTCGCCGTGTAAATTTTCCTCAGCCCAATCAGCCGCCTTCTTCCAACTCTCCGGCGTCATCGGAGCGTAAGGACCGGTGAAGCCCTTGACGCCCTCGTCGCCCATGAGACGCTGCGGAGTCGTCGCGCCTCCGTCGCCCCAATCGCCGAACCGTTCATTAAAGTTGGGCTTCGGCTTCGTGCCAAATAGATCGCCCAACAAACCGCCTTGCGGTAAGAACGGGATGCCAGTTGACCGTTCGAAAGTTGATTTGCCTTCTGGATGTTGCCTTGCCTGCTTGAGCAACTCAGACCATTGCTGAAGCTTTTCATCAATCCACTTAAGTCCCTCGAAAAGCTTCGATTCCATAATGTTTGTGCCCATAAGGCGCGTGATATCTGTCCAATGCGTGTGTATCTGTCCAACAAGATCGAGTTGTTTCTTACCGGCCTCGAGCGCCCGAGCTTCGTTCTGCCTGCGTATCTCGTCGACTTCGGCGAGCGATTTTTTCAAGCTGTCGGTAGCCGTCTGCATAACCGGGGAGCCAATTATGTCGAGAATCTGTTTCTCATAGACGCCAGCCACACCGCCCGATCTTTTCGCCTCAGCTTCTCCTTCTCGTTTCGCGAATTCTTTGATCGCATCCCACTGTGACGCCAGATCCGGCAGCTTTCGTACTTGAGCAAAAAGCCCTTCCATGTTTCTCGTGACGCCCTCGAATCCAAGCTGCTGCAGCGCGCCCCTGACACCAGCAGCACCGCGTTGTACGTCAGCCATCTTCTGCGCAAATTTTTCCAGTTCTGCGCTAGCTGTCGCGCCGGCGATGCCCTGGCGCTGCAAAGCCTCAGTCATTGCGCGCGTTTCAGCAGGATCCATTCCGATCCGACGCGCCAAGGTAGAAAGATCAACTGACTCTTGTGCCATCTCAGTGAGAGCACGCGTAAGCTTCTCGACGCTTAAGACTGCGCCGCCAATCGCGACGCCGACGGCACCAAACCCGGTTGCAAATTTGATCAGCGCCTCGGGACCTTTGCCGATGGTCTCAACGAGTTCCTTCATGGTCTTTTGAAGTTCGCTCGTATGCCGGCGTAAATTCTCGAGGTTCTGCGTTCCGATGCCAAGCTCGTCAAATTTCTTCTTCAACACGTCAAGTTGACTCGACGCGTTGTCGACGAGGTTGACCTCGAGCGTGAGTTCTTCGAACTCTGACATTTATGCGGCCCGCCGTCCGCGACGATGGTGTGGTTGATGCGTCACGCGTCGATCGAGTGACACGTTACCCTTGAACATGCCATCGCCATGAGCTTTGACGCGCGTCCCGGCAGGCGCCTTCACTTTGACGTTCACGTTGCCCTTGGCCTCGACGCCAGCTTCTTTGCCTAGAGCACGATCCAACTCCACGCGTTCGGCCGGGACGCCTTTAGTAAAGAGAGCTTCATCCGCCGGCGTATCGCTTGGCCCTTCGGGCTCAACGAATGAGGACCTGGCCCTTCGCTTCCCCGTGGTCATCAATCCAACGGCTCCCCCGTCTCCGCTGAGCGCCTCGTCGAGGGCACCGGTGGATTCCGCATGGACAACGCGCGCCGAGCGCAACGGAATACGGCGACCCGCTGCGTGCGCTTCCGATGTCTGCACGTCCTGTTGCGCACGCAAAAAATTCGTCGGCGTCAATACCTCGTAGGCCTCTTTATGGCCCGACGGAAAAACCTTGCGGCCGGTCGCCTTCGCTTGTGCCTCGTTTGCCGCATAGCCGAGCTTTTCCTGAAGCGGCGCGTTGACGTCGATGCCCTTCTCTTTGGAAGGCGACCGGCTCTGATCAGGACCGGTGTCGACCGTGCGGGCCAAGACCTGGCGCCCCGTGTCGAGGTCCCAATATCGAATCGGCGCGCCTTCTTGCAATCCTGGTCGGCCGGCCGTTCCAGCATATGGCAACGCAACACCAGGAACGTCTTGGCGATAGCCGCCATAGTTGCCAAGCGAGAGCCCCTTAAATTGCCCCTTCGTGTGGACGTCGCCCGGATCGACGAACCCGCCAGTCTGACTGCCTTCATAGGGCGCATATTGTCCGAAAGCACTGGCCTTCACGATCTGCCGACCGACAGGAGCGCCGTGAAATAGAATTCCCTTCCTCGCTTGAGCCGCTGGCCCCGGAGCTTCATTGGCGAACAGGATCGACGGCGATATGCCCTGCTGGTGCGCGCGATTGACGAATTGATTATAGCCCTCGGTGCCGCCGGTCGCCGCGCTGTAAGCACCCTCGCTAAGATCGTTGTTGACGCGCCCCTGCGGCGACGCGGTCTTGCCAGTCGATGCAATATCGTTGATGCCCAAGCTCGCGGCTGCTCCCGCTCCCATCGCTTGCGTCGTCTTCTCGTCGCCAGAAAGCAGATCGTGGAAGCGCTTGAGTTGCTGGATCAGTTCGTCCTCGAGCGTAAGCTGCTTATGCTGTCCTTCCGCAAATTCCGTGCTCATGAGCGGCTGCGCGCCACCGCCTTTGAGATAATCCCATCCCGACTGCGCTTGTTGATGTTGCTGCAGCCTCCGCAAGACATCTTCTAGCGGCACACCAGCCTTCGCTCCTAGCGGTCCAAACAAAAATTCCCACCAACCGCCCCGTAACTGGTTTGGGAACGCCGTGGGCATGCCAGGAAAGCCAGTCGTCAGCGATTTGTCTATAAGTTCGAGAAGGTCCTTTAGCGGACCTTCCATGAGCCTGGTTCCAAGCTCCCGCATGATGCGATCCCAATTTTGTTTGATTGATTCGCTCACGCGGTTAAATTCTCTGGCGGTCTCGACCATTTTGTCCATGTCCGCGGCTTCCTGCGCGCCGACAATGGTGAAAGCCTCTCGAACACGATCGAGATCGGTCAGTCCAAAAGAGCGCAAAAGTTTCCGCTGCTCCTCCGGTCCTTTGGCGCGCTCCAATGGCTCAGTTTGGCGCGCATAATACTTGCCGACATCATCAAAAAATTTCTTGAGCGCATTTGCCGCTTGCTCATTGGTCGGCATCGCGATGATTTCACGCAAGCGTTCTTCGGCTCTTCGCGCTTGGTCACCACGAAGACCCGAAAGCAGCGATTGCCATGTCGCACGGCCCTGCTCGTCCATGCGACGCAAGTGATTCATGGTGTCGACGAAAGTCTCCCATTGCCCGCCGGCACGCTCAATCGAAACGCCGGAGCGCTCCCACACTTCCATGGTCCGCATATATTGCGCCGTGCTCTCGCCGACGCGCTTCGCCATCGCCTCCATGTCGAGAAGACCTTGGGCCTGGCGTTTGAGCGCTCCAATGGTGACTCTCAATGTCTCATAGACAGCGACTGCAGCGAGACCGATCGGCCCGATGCCTTTGGCGAAGTTTGCGAGCCCCGCCATCGATGGACCGCTGGTCGCAAAGTTGAGCATCAGCTTCTTAAGCTCTTGCTCAACACCGGCGAGTTGCTTCTGGATCCCCTCAAATTTTCGCGTGACGTCGAGGCCGCCTAGCTTGTCAAGATTTTGTTTTAAGGCCCCGAGTTGCCCCGAGGCCTCGTCATCGACCCGAACGCGTATTCTCAAATCTTCGAACTCAGCCATCGTCGGCGTTCTCAGCTTCTCGCCGCATTACCTTAGCGAGTTGAATTGTTCGATGCAGATGTAACTGCACGTCACTCAATGGCATGCTTAAAAACGTTTCTGGACTGACGGAATACCATTTCGCCAGCCGGTAGCAATCGAGCACAATGTTTTCGTCGACGCCTACCAGGCCGCCAGATCGGGAAGAAAAAAACCGCGTAGCCGATACGCGCATGAATTCCAGTCGCGCGGATCGAGGCGATCGAGCAATGGCAACAGCACGCCGGATAAGTTTGCCATGATCAACATCATCTTCTTTTCGTCGATGATGACGTTGCCATCGGAATCGATGCGACACGGATTACCGCAGCGATTGATGTCACCCCCCGTCGGCTCGCGGAATGTGAGCGAAGTAAGCTCTTCGTGATTGTTGCCGCGGATCGATTTGTAAAGCAGCTTCACCGTGATCGGGAATTGATCGACCGGCTTCGGCGGCGGCTGTTGCGCTTCCTCGACCGGAGGCGCGGGTGCCGCGATCGGCTTGGCGTCGATAATCGGGCCGCCGCCATTTCCCACAACATGCGGCTGCTGTGGCGCTCCGCCGGTCGCAGATTGAAAGCCCTCGCGGATGGGCTGTCCGTCTTTACCGAACTCCATGACTCCTCCTATCCGAGATTAATCTCGAGGCAGGCAATGCCCTCCCAACGGACGCGCGCCTGACCATCACGCGTGTTGATTTCGAAGCCGCCCTTAACAGTCGCGCCCTGTAGCGTGTATTGTTTTTGGTTGGCCAGCTGCGCAATAACTGTCGAGTTAACTTGCGTCAGCACGTCTTCGAAGTTGAGATCAGGAACGGTTGAGAGGTCGCCCTCGATGTACGGCACGCGAGGGAGTTCTTGATAGCCGTGGACCCCGTCCTGACCTGCGATCATCGTTCGCTCGACTGGACTCGGCGACACGGTGAAGTTTCCACGCAATTGGTATTGGCGACCATCAACGCTGAGGTAGGCAATACCGGCGAAGCGAATCGCCATGCTTAGTCTCCATGGTTTGAGGTTAGTGCCCGGTTACTGTTCCACCGAGCGAAGTCAGGGGCGGGCCGCTTGCGCGGACCCTCCGTCCACCACTCCGTCTCGCGACGAAGCTCTTACGCAACGCCGATCGGCGGCAGGATGCCAGTCATTCCGATCGTGCCAGGATTTGGACCAATGATCTGGGTATCCAGACCGCGATCATATTGCAGTCGAAACTGAGCGAGCACTGCAAAAATGCGAAGCTGATTTATGAGGTCTGGGCCGTACAAAACGTTTACGCGGTTCGGGTCATTGGGGTCACGCTCGACAAGAAGGTTAGCTTTGAATGCGGCGACGTTTTCAACGAGACCGTCCCACATATCTTGCATGTATTGCGCAATAAGCTCACCTTTGATCATACCTGGAGTGACCACGGCCTGGCCCGGCCCAAAGCGCGTGCCATCATCTGCCAACTTAACTCTGGGGTATTTGGTCGTGATGACATACCTTTGATTCCGAATGAGCCTTGCGAGCGTTGCAAGGGTAGTTACCAGTTCGTAAGCATCATCCTGGAATCCGTATAGGTTCAGTTGATACGTCGTGGTTTCACGCGAGATCATCGGCTGGTTATCCGATCCAGCCTTTTGCGTTGCGACCCCGTTCTCTGCCAGCGAATTCAATTCGATCGTATCGAAGCGATCTTTCAACGGCGCGAGCTTGACCGTGTTGAGCGACAATGTCTGCAGCGGACGTGCAGGATCATTGATCAACGCGCGCTGAGCCTTCGCGGTATATGCTGCGACAACGTCGAGCACCATGGACGGCATGGTCTGCTCGATGCCCATGACCGACGTGATACCGCTGTTGCGTGTGTTGCCGAACGTGATCAGATTCGAATATGTATCGCGGCGCGCTGAGAAGATGTGACCGTACAACTGCCGGCGCCAACCCCAGCGCCCAACGTCCTCGAAGCCGAAATCAAGCTCCCACGCATTCAGCGTGGTCGAGTCCGTGTACGGCAGCGCAACGTATTCGAAATTCTTCTCGCCGAGATTATTGATCGCGTTCTGGAAGTTCGGCACGCCGACGCCGCCGGCAAAGAAGTTAGCGGGACCGGTAGGACCTGCAAACGTCAGCGAGGCCGCAGACGCAGTCGTCGCTTGGTTCGTGATATAGACGCCGGTCTGGCCCGTCGTTCCGGATTGCTGACTGACGATGATCGTTCCGGCCGGAACACCGGTACCCGTCACCGTCGCACCGATGGTGATACTGCCGGAGGTCATGGCAGAGATCGTGAGCGACGTACCGCTTCCGCTTCCCGTTCCTGCGCCCGCCACACCGGCAGCGCCAGGCGGAAGCGTGAGACCCAAGCCAGGAGGCAAGATCTCGCCGCCGATGGTTCCGTAGTAGTTGAGATCAATGCGGATATCGTTGCCGGTGATGCCTTTCCATCGGGCGGTCAGCGTCACCACAGCGGCCGCCGACGTCGCCGAAACCGGAAGATCAATCGTGCTGTTGATCTCGGAGGCAATTTCGGCAGCGACTTGTGTTGGCGTATCCGAGGCACCGATGTTCACCGGCACATGTTGGCCGGCGATATAAAGATGAATCGTCCCTGCGTCTGTCTGTTGAGTCGAAACCGTGATAGTAGCGCTCGCCGCGACCGCGCCGACGGGCTCGCTAACTGGTAGCCCCCAGACTTCATTCGCAAAATTGTTCGCATAGAAGGAACGAAACATTCGCGCGAGTTCAGATCCTTGGCCAAAGTGATGATCCGCTTGCGCTTGCGTACCGACCGCAATCGCAACGTCGTGCGGCGCGTCGCCAAGCGATGTTGCGATACCCACCAAGAGCGAGGGTTGATGAATCATCGGAATCCCAGCTTGCGAAGGATCCACTTCGACCCAGTACAACGGAATCTTGAGATCAGCCGGGATGTTGTTAAAGCTAATAGGCATGGTGACGCCTCCTGCGTTGCTAGGTAGTTAGCTCTTTTCCCGGTTTTGACTTAAGTTATGGCGTATGTGCGCGACGAGCGTGCTGCACCGGCTTTTCGCTCTCTTCTTTCTCTGGCTGGACTTCTTTGATATCGCCATCGGCGATCCGTCGCTGCGTAAAGCGATCATTCGGCCATTCGACCGAACCTTCTGCGCGTAAGCGCACGCCGTTTGGATGCTTAAGGCTCGAGCGCAAATGCTCGCGACCAGGAGCGGGAACGACGCGCAGCGGAGGGATCCTGTTGACCGCTTTAAGCATCGCAAGCCGCTCGGGCGTTGCCGCCTTACGGCCTAGAGAAGCCATGCGCGCCTGCGCCTGGCCTTTGTAAAACGGATTGACGCTGATCGGCATTGTAGTTGCTCCTCTTATGGGCCTGCGCCCGTTAACGGTGGTGGCACGTAGTCAGGATCGAAGCGGTAGACGACATCGACCTCCATGATCGCGACCGGATTCTCGAAGGTGAGCGGCTGCGATACCGAGGTCGTCGCTAGGCTCGTGGTGTAGACGCCATCGCTACCGGTCGTGCCGGATTGCTGACTGACGATCGTTGTTCCTGCAGGCACGCCGTTGCCGCTGACAGTTGCGTTCGTCTCAATCGTGCCAGCGACGCCGGTCACCGTCAGGCTCGTGCCTGCACTGGTGCCCGTACCGGTCGCAGTCGTCGTCGGCGGCGCAAGCTCGGGGAAAGCCGTCACAGCGATTTCCTTGAGGTCGTCGAAATTGGTCGGATTGAATGACGTGCCGTATTGATAAGTCGCTTCGATCAGTTGCATTCCCATCGGCGTCTCGCTCTTCGAATCGCGTCCCCACTCAGGGGATGGGATACGCAGCCGCGGAATGCCTTCGACGTGGAAGTTCTTGCTCGGGCTCGGTCCAGTAAGGCTCGGCTTGTAAAAATTGGTGAGCGTATTGTCGCGAAAGAGTTGATTGATCACGAACCACTTGGCCTGATCGAGCGTCTGCTGCATCGCGACGGAGTCGTTGTCCTTGACGACTATTTGAATCCCGATCGGCACCGTATGATTGAATCGAATGTTGGTGGCATTGAATTCGCCGTCTGAAACCGCCGTCTCATTCCCGACGAAAACCCCGATCGCGGGAAGCTGGTAAGAGGCCTCGAGCGGAAGTGCGCGGGTGATGCGCTTAACTGCGAAACCTGCGAACAGCGACGAACTTGCGAGCCGGTTGTAGATCGCATTCAGAAGCAAGAACGAATAACTGTTGATGTCTTCTGGGCCGCCGGTGCCCGTCCAAGGCACATCGCGCGTCATGCCGTTCATATGACTTCCCAGCCGCTCGACGTTTTCAGTGGCGCGGCTGGCTCATATCGGCGGATGTAGTAAGTAAGCTGGCCACCGCTGTTGCTGATCGGGCCATCGGTGATTTCATAGTCTCCGCCTTCAATGTCCGTGTCGGCATCGAAATGAACGATATCGCCCTGCTTTGGAATCGGAAGAGCGCCGGCGCGGAATTCCTCCGATCGAATATCAATGATCGTCTGCTGATCGGAGATCTCAGCAATGATGACGCCCTCGTCATTGGTGATGGTCAGTGGACCTGAGTTGAAGATCGCGCGCATGCCAGCATAAGGCCCGCCCGTGATTGTACGGCCGAACATGTCTTGGCAGTGCGAATAGAGAAGAGTGGAGAAACTGACAGCCATGCTACCAGTGAATTTTTTCTTCCGCGCATTCGCGCATTCGCTGGATCAATCGCCGTTCCATTTCCTGTCGCAGAATCGGCCGCGTCGACCAGTGCCGATGTTCGCGCAGCTTGAGCTTGCGTGCTCGCGGCAGCGGATGCTGCAGATGCTTGCTCAGCGCGCGGCGCGCGCGACGCATTTCCTTCGGCCCTAGCGCAAAGCCTTCCGACTTCATCATCTCGTAAAGGCTATGCGGTCGGATCTTCGTCTGCGCTCGGCCCTGCGCGCGCCAACGCATGGTGAACGGTCGATGCCGATGCAACTCTTCAACTTGCCAAGCTGAAAGCTCGGCCCCGAGATCAACGCGCTTGAAATGCACGATGCGATTGCGCGCATCAGTGATGCGTTTCACGAGCGCCGTTGTGTCAACCTCGATCTTGAACATTCAAACCCAGAGTCGGGTGTACTGATTAATGAGCGCCTCGACGGCCTGCATTGATGGCGACTTGCCACCGAGCCGAAGCAAGACTGCATTGGGATCGAAAAAAGTCACACGGGCCTCACGGTGGCTTACCTGCCTTATGCCCGCGACCTGTGCTTGGACCATCCTGAGTCGCGCTTCCATGATCAAGACGACGACCGCTTGCTTAAGCGGGTACGGTGCTTCGGCTGGCAAGACGTAGCCGCCCGTGTACGTGACATAGACCGGCAGCGGCCAAGGAATTGCCTGCGGATCGTTCACGCCGCGATTGGCGAGCTTCCCGCTGCGCTCCTCGAGCGTGTAGGTGCTCGGATCGACTACCGAACCGCCGGCGGTGACGTTCGTTATGTCCGCGGCTTTCACCGGGAAGTGTGTCAAGAATACGCGACCCGAACCGCCATCCTCGCGCCAACTCTCGACGCCAGTTTCCTTGGCGAAAATCCTATTGCACATCCGCGCGACTTCTTGCGAGTAGATCGAAATCTGCAACGTGAGCGTCTGATCGTAAGTTGTCAGCGCCGGATCCAAGCCAAGCAAAAGCTTGCACTCCTGCAGCGTCACCAGGTCATGCGCATTCGACTGCGGATCAGCCGGCACAGTAGCGTTGAAATCGACTGCAGCCATTTAGTCCTCGAACAGCGCGCGGAGATCGAGCGCCGGACCTTCCTTGCCGTCAGACATGATCGGGATCGCGAGATATTGTCGGCGATCGACCTTCCAACTCTTCAGCGTCGGCGCCGGCGCGCCGGGCTTGCCGTCCGCACCGGCCGGGCCTTGCGGGCCGCGCTCGCCTTTTTGACCAGCAATGCCACGAGCACCTTGTCGTGACATGAGTTGCCAACCTGGCCCCGGACATGGCCCAGGATTATCCTTGAGCGCGATGAACGTCGCGCCGTCGAGGGCGACGAAATCGAGCGCAGAGTAAATTGCAGCATCGTCATAAGTGCCTTTTGAAATCGGCGTTCGCGCCGTTCCGCCCATGGCCGCAAGGCAGATCCAATCGGTGCCACCGGGAGTCTGTGCGGTGTCGCGCAAGGCCTGGAAACAAGCGCCGTTGTAGACGACGACCTCGGCCTCATAGCTCACGGCGCCTTGCTGCCAGAGCTTGGCGATCGGCAGCTTGCCGGGCGCGCCCTGCGGACCTTGCGGGCCGCGCTCGCCGGCCGGCCCTTCAATCGAGAGACCATCGTCGCCTCTATCACCCTTGTCGCCCTTGTCGCCCTTGTCGCCCTTGTCGCCCTTCTCTCCGCGCGGCCCGTCTAAACCAATTCCCCCGGATAACCCCTGCGGACCCGCTTCGCCCTTCTCGCCTTTTTCGCCGGTTTCACCACGGAGTCCTTGGATTCCTTGTTGGCCTTCGCCTCCTGGGACACCGGGGAGCCCTTGCTCGCCCGTTTCCCCCCTTTCGCCTTTTTCACCCTGCACTCCTTGAAGTCCTGGCGTCCCGGCCGGCCCAGGATCGCCGGGAGGCCCTGGAAGACCTCGATCGCCAGTATGGCCGGGAGCGCCAGGTTCACCCGGTTTGCCATCGGCACCGGGAGGGCCGACGACTCCGGGAAGTCCGATCTCACCTTTTTCGCCGCGTTCGCCGCGCGGCCCTTGCAATCCTCTTTCGCCGTCTTTGCCGTCGAGTCCGTCGATGCCAGGCGGCCCGCGCTCGCCGTCACGCACGAGCGCCAAGCGCTCGGCAACCACGCGCGCAGCATCGCTGCGTGAATTGACCATCTGCTCGCGCATCTGCGCGACGACAGCCTGCGCCTGGGCGTTGATCAGCGCGATCGCTTTCTCACCCGCCCGCTGATATTCGGCGAGCGCGTGCGCTAATACTTGCTCGAGCGCCGCGTTAAGATAGGAATCTTCGATTGATGGCTGCGGCGTTGTCTCTGAGCCGTTGAATTGCGGCGTTGACATCGTCTGCCTTGGGCTTGGGTTGTGGTGGCTTAGGTTCAGGCTTTGGTTCGGCGGCTGCGATTGCTGGACCGGCTGGCGGAAACGCGTGAGCAGCGGGCGGACCTGCAGGCGGGAGCTTCCCAGCAAAATCTAAGGGGATCATTTGCTGTTGCATGCGGGGCATGTCCCCGTCGGTCACATCGTCATAACCCTCTTCGTTGCGAGCTTCGTTCGGCGCCATAATGCCGCCGGTGACAGCTTCCTTGAGACCTCTGATCCGATCCTTGAAGTCAGAGCGCAGCAACGCGCCAGTGTCGAACTCCACGTATTCATCCGGCTCGCCCTTAAGCTGAAAGAGCCGATCGAAAGCTTGCTCACAGCACTCGAGAGCAAAGCCGAGGCCGGTCGCAATCCAGAAGCGCATGAGCGCCTCGGTCGATCCGAACGTTGGACCACCGAGCCCGAGGATCTGCAGCGGCACGCGGAATGCGAGCGCGATATGGCTCTCTGCGATCTTCATCACTTCGGCGACCTGCGCATCCTTCGGCACTTGCGCCCACGGCGAAACCTTGAGGCCATGCGTGAGGATCGGTGTCTTGCCCTGGTTTAGGCCTTTGGTTTGTTCGTCCCAACGATCGCGGAGTTCCTGCACGAGATCCTTGTCCATCGGCATGTCGGTCTGGATCACCGCCGACGGCCGTGCCTGGTTCATATAAAATTGCTGCTGTTGTTGCGCGATCGCGCCGGCCAGGCCCATGTCGTAAAGCGCTGCGAGCAGCGGCGTCTGACCCCAGAGCGGAAAAGGATATTGTCGGCTGCGATCGGCGTGCAGGCGAAAGTGCAAGACGTCGCGCTGCGGTACAATCAGTGCTTCCGGCATCTGCTGTGCGATCACGGCATTGCCGGCTAAGCGGTAGAAGACTTCGCCATTCGTCGCCAACTGCGGCCGCGATAGCATCGCGTCCATCAGGTGTAGCTCGCTCACTTCGAATCGATCGTTGCGAAGCGCGAGCGCGTAGGCATTTCCCTCGAGGTAGAGTTGCCGGACCGCATTCACCATGAAATCCAGCATCGATTGATAGGCATTCGGCCTGCGCAAGATCCGCGACGCCGCTGAATTTTTGACGCGAGCGCGACCGCCCTTGTCGGTCAAGCGCCAATGATCGGCCACGCACATGCTGACCGTTTGCGAGTAAGCGGAAACGCAAGCTTCGACCATCGCCGAGCGCGCTGCACTCGGCTCGATATTCATCCCGGTTTGCCACCAATTGATCGGTGCACCATCGGGAAGCCAACCACCGGAAATAGAGAGATAGTAAGGACCGGGGCGCACTGCGCCTTCGACCGCGCGCGCTACCGTGCGCAACGTTCGAGCGACGAGAGCGCGCCCCGAAATCATTCATGTTACTCTTTGCGCGTATGCGGTGCCGCGGCCGTGTGCTGCCGGGTCTGATAGCCTTGAGCAGCGGGAGTCTTGCCGGCCTCGACATGCTTGCCCGACGCCAGAGCTTGCGCCTTCGCGTTTGCTTCAGCGTGCGGATCCGGCCCGCTGCCGTCGTCTTCAAGCTCAACGTGCTCGCCGAGAGCGATCTTGTTAAGCTCCTCTTGAGTCGGCGTGGGTCTTGCTGCCATGGTGGGCTCCTCTCTTAGGTTAAAGGAAATAACACGGGCGAGTTTAAGCGCCCGTGTTAGGTATTTACCAGGTGACCGACTGCGTCCATGCCACCGTGCCTGCGCGGCGCTGAACCCAATTCAAAGGTAGTACCATCCTTAAGGCGATACTATCCGTTTGAAAGAGGGACCTTTGAGGCGCGGCGACAGTGCTTGGAGAAGCCACGAGGTCCGTAGGATTTGTGTCCTCCATATGTAGGGTAGCTTGGTCGCTAAGCTCCATGCGAGGAGCTTCCCCGCCTACAACGACAAAGTCCGCGGCGTCGACAAGGATCACTGTCTTCGCCGTGACAGTAGCGCTGTCGATCAGTGGTACACCACCGAGATTTCCCGCCCTGATCTGATCATAGAACGGGAAGATGCCGGTATTCGCCGCTTGCAGCCATGACGCACGCAGCATGTCAGTCGGATTGACCAAGAATGCTGGCGAGCGCACGTTGCCGTAAGTGTTCGTCGTCAACGCGCCGAGCAGCGCGACCATATCGCCAATCAACGCTGCGATGCCGCCACCGGCCGTCGCCGTTGTCGCAGCAACACCGTTGAGTAGACCAGCAGGGCGAACGACCGTCGCCGGATTCGCGTCGAGGAGCACAGTATCGATCGCGACGCTGGTGTCTTGCTGAATCGCTTCGCGAATGAGTCCTTCAATCGCCGGGGTGCTGTGGTCCCCCATCTCGCGGGTCCAAGTACTGATAACTGCGGCCTTCTTAGGAACCAGCGTTTGAGTCGTGAACGCTCCTTGCCTAACGGGAATCGCAAGACCTTCGCCGACGAAGCTTCCCGCAAGCGATGGCGTGCGCGAGCGCGTCGGAATGATGATGCGACCAGCAGTGCCGAAGCTCAACGCCAATCCTTTCGCCGCGAGTCTCGTAAGCACGGCCGAAGGCATCAAAAGCGGCATGAGATCGGCATAAGTCTGCTGCACGAGTTCGGCGGCCCAACCTGTTACGGTAGTGATCGCGGGAGCCGAAGCCGCGCGCAAGACAAGTTCGCACGAGGCCTTCACCGCTTCGTCGTCGCCGTAAATGCGAAGCCGTGTTTCCTCGATCGACTTGTTCCACAGCTTGGCAAACGTGCCGACAGAAGCCGCGCGCACGAGATACTCAAGCGGCGGCAGTTCCTTCTTGCTGTGCACGATCGCCGGCGCGGCAACCGTGTCCGACTTCGCCGGCGTGTACACGGTGAGCGCGCGATGCACACCATTGCCGCCGCCGTTGGCGGCGTGACCGTTGCCGGACGTCCCCGCCAAGATCCGCTCCGACTCGACGAGCGCGGTGCGTTGCGATTCGAGCGACGCGATCGTCCCGTTGAGATCAGAGGCCTTCTTAATGTCTGCATCGCTGACATTGGTCTGGTCGATGCCGTCCCAATGCTCGGCGAGCAGGTCCTTACTCTCATTGATCAGCGTTTCGATCTTGCTGATCCGTTCCGCAAGGGGGGCTGTCATGGCCCGTCTCCCTTTTTCGCGATGTATTCCGGCATGCTTGCCAGTGAACTCCCGACGTTTGATCTTGTCTCTGTTGCCATGCTTGGCGAAGACAAGCTCAAGAGTGGCGGGAGATATGCCCAGCGATTTAGAAACCGCCAGCGCATTCGGATTAGCCGGGACAGAAACCAATGAAGTTTCTACCAACTCGGCTTTAAGAAATCGCATACCGCTGAAAGGGTTTTTCTTGTCGAGCGGTACGCTCTCGATATCGCGGAAGCCAACCGAGACGGCTTTTAAGATGCCAGCCTCAATTAGCTTTCTGATTTCGTCGATACGGTTTGAGGTCCCCGCGGGCGCCATGATCAGCTTGCCACGCAAAGCCCCTTTGTCGACCTTTAGATCCTGCCATCGGCCAACCGGAAAATTAGGATTGTGGTTGAACAAGGCAATGGGGTTTTTGGAGAAGCTCTCAATCTGCCAGCCATCAGCCTGAATAATATCGCCCATGCGATCTGGCGTTTCGTCGGATAATATGAAATCCATTCCATGAATTTCCTCGGCGTGCGTCTTCATCACGAGGCCGGTCGTTTTTACGCCATGGCCTTCACCCTCGTCATCGTCCTCGCCCTGGCTCTCTCGCCATTTCATCTCGCATTCGTCTTCGTCGTTATCCTCCATGCAGCGGTCGAGATAGTCGTCGTGATCTTCATCATCCCTCGGCTCGGGACAGCCGTTCTGTTTGAACGAATGTTCGGAAGCTGGATCCCGCGGACCAGGATGCGCCTCCTGTGAGCGGACCCAGTCATTCCATTTTGTCTCGCACGCGTGCTCGTCGGTTTCTTTTTTGCAACGGCTCATAAAGCCGTCGTAGCTCTCGCCCTTGTGTGGCTCGGGCGCCTTGGCGAGGAGTTCACGCCAGCGGGCTAGAGCGCGTGCGATCTCGTCTTTGCTCGGCGCGGCCTTGTCTTTGTCACGCCAAGCTTGCAAGCAGATAGCGATCATCTGATCTTGCGGGCGCTCAGTCTCAGAGGTGCTCAATTCGTGCATGCAATATTGATTCCAGTGTTCTTGCGTCTCATCCTTGTGTGGTTTGCGGAGCGGCATTGCTGCCTCCTACTTCAAGATTCTGCCGACGCCCTTATCGTCGACCTCGACGATGCCAGCATCGGCTTTGATCAAGTCCCCATACGAAACGCCGTAAAAATCCTGTCCGCGTGTGATGACTTCGCGCGCGTCGCCGACGATGCCCTCACCTTCGGCGCGTGCGAGGAACTGCACCTGGCCGTTGCGAGTGCTGAACATCCATCTCATGTCAGCTTCATCCGTCCGGTTTTTACGGCTTGCTTCATCATCTCGGTTACGCGTGGAAAATCTTTTCTAATGTCTTCCCAGTTCGAGCCTTGCTGACCAGTCGTCCAAGCAAAGATCTCGGCAAATGTCTCGGAGCGCGCAGCGCGAGACGCGTTCAGGTACTTGATCGCCTCAGTCTCGCCGTGTCCCTGACCTTCCGGCGTGAAGTAGCTCAACCGACTATTGCGCCGATCCTTCTCAGGAATGTTCTTGTGATCTTCGTTATAGGCAGTGACGAAGTTCGGCGAATTATCCGACGGTGTCCCGTTGGCGTAATCGAACGCGTGACCGCTTTCGTGCAAGACAACGCCCTCAGTACGACCGCCGCGCACTAGATCACCCTTGCTGTTTCGATAAAATTCCGTCGTAATGATCTGCGCACTAGCTGGATCGAACATGCCTTCGGCCTGATCCCACCTGCCGCCCGCTGACCATCCGCGCGGTTGCTTGTCGTGCAAGTCAGGAAAAATCGTGGTGAGGTTTCGGCCTGAATGCAGCGCCACGCCGGCATCGGCCAAGGTCTTCATGACCGGCGCCGAAATCATGTCGAGCCCGTTGGCAACGCTGGCCTGGTAGTCGCGGCTGAGTCCCTTCGGCATGATAATGTTGATCGGGTAATCGCCGAATTCCGGCAGCGCACGCTCGGCTGATGTTTCCTTGGCGCCGTAAACCATGTGCACGACGCCTTCCGTCTGCATTTTCTCTTTACGAAAGCCCGCGTCTTGCATCGCTGCGATCGTGTCGTGCTGATCGTCAAACTCGACCTTCTCAATACGCTCAGATTTGTTTCCTTCCTTCTCATGCACGATCGTGTGCTCGAGCGCCTTCGTGAGCGCGGGCTTCTCGAGTCCGCCGATGCCTTCAATGACCGATGCTTTGTTCTTGGGATTGAACTGCGTGAAGACAGTAGCGAGCAGCTTGTTATTGCCGTCATGGATCTCAATGAGCGAAGCGTGGCCGGCGGCTTTGTCTTTATCGGATGCGTTGAGATAGAATCCCAACGAGATTTCCATTCGATTGATTTTGTCCCACTCAGCTTCGCCCGCCTTGCCTTCCTTTTCGAGCTTATCGAGTTGCGTTTCGAGATCCTTGCGCCAGTTTTCGACGCGGTTCTTGTCAACACCGCTGCCGACCAAGCGCATGTCGGCTTCGCCACCACCACCACCGTCGCCGCCGCCCTCGGTCCATCTGCCGCTTTCATCTCGCGGCTCGTCAGAGACGTCGTGACCGGGCTGGCGGACATAATTTTTCGGTTTCGGCTTTGGTTCAACAAATTCGACGTCTTCTAATTCCCAACCGAAACGCTCTGGCCGAATATCATCTTCCTTGTCACTCACTGCGCTGGCCTAATCCGAACGATCCGGCGACCTCCGGCTGTCCGCTTAAACGACGTCACTTCCCATTGCATTCCGCGAGGCAAGAGCAATTCTTGCTCGGCTTCATGGCCCATATGCGCTGCAGCAACGTCGAAAACGTTCTGACCTTTTGGAAGATCGAATATGAGCAAGTCTTTGCTGAAACGCTCAGCCACGCTTTGCTTCCATGACGTGCTCACGAACGCCTTATCAACAAAGTTCGATGACTTTTTCTCTTTCCAATCCGCTTCGATCTTCTGAAAAATGGTGTGGCCGCCGCCGCGATAAACTGTCACTTCCTGGTTGAGTGCATAGTGCGCGATCAATCCGTCGATCGTCTTTGCGCGCTCGCTCGGTTCTCCGCCCGCACGCAAGGCATGATTCATTTTTTCGAATCCATCACCCTGGTAAAAATCCATCGCATCCCGTTCTTTATCGGTGGGCTGATGGATGCCGCCTTCACTTGGTTTTTCTGTTCCGCCGTCGCCACCGCCGCCCTCGGTCCAACGCCCGCTTTCGTCGCGCGGCTCGTCGGAGACGTCGTGACCGGGCTGGCGGACAAGATAGCTTCTGACCAAGTCGTCGAACCGCGGCAGCGGTGTGCTCAGTTCAACCCAGAGGTCGAAGCTCAAAAGCTTCCCCCATCAAAACTCGCGCTCCACGCTGCGTTATTCCGCCCGTAGGTGGTGCCGTCGCTGGGAGCTTCGGGAATGCCTCCGCCGCCGCCGCCCTGGCCGTGACCTGGTCCTTGCGCCATGATCGCGCGACGTGTGACCTTGTCATAGAAGTCGACAACCACGAGGTCCCAACCGTTCACACCGTAGTTGTCGAGATCATTGGTTAGCTGAGCAGCCGTCTCGCCCGTCGGATAGTCAACGACAAAATAACTGACAGCACCCGCTCCCATTTTGAAAACCGCCCGACGATGTTTTGAGTCGATTAGCTCGACCGAGATCAGGTCCCAGCCTTGCGCGCCGTATTGGTTATAGAAGGCCGCGAGATCAGCCGACGTCATGCCGACGGCATAGTCGACCGTGTTGTATTGCTCGGCCATTCACCAATGCGTCGCCGTCAGCCAAGCGACGCCTTGCGGCGTGCGTAGGCCCCAACTCACGGGCAGCCGCACTTTGATCGCGGTGCAGTCCGTCTGCCATAGCGAGCGGCTCGGCGCTACGACAGTGCCGGGACTGTCGACAAGCTCGAGCGCCGGCGCCGCCATGTGCAAGGTCGCTTCTTTCACGACCGAGATCTCCGGCATGACGCCAGCAACCGAGACGATCGCGTCGGATGACAGCGCGATCATGTCCTTCGTGCCAGCGAGCGCGTAAGTCCCGAATAGTTGCAACGGTGCCAAGCCATGCAGGCTCAACAGTTGCGCGGTAAGCACGCGGCGAATGCTCATGATGAAAACCGGATGCGTCGGCGTGACGGCAACAACGCCGCCGTTGAGCGTCTCGATATCATCGATCAACGCCGCCAACGGATCCGGTGCAGCGCTCGCGCTCGCTGCCGCGATGCCGCTGCGCAGACCTGCAGGCCGCGCGCTCGAGGCGGGAGTGCTATCGAAAAACGCGAAGTCAAGCGCGAGCGCGGTCGAGCAGATCAAGGCGTCACGCATGAATGCCTCGACATTGCTCGAGCGCACCATCTCGTTGGTCAAGACGACAATCGCGTCGATCTTGTACGGGGTGAGCGTAATAAGCGGCTCGACGAAACCTTGTGTGATCTGGATCGGCGCGCCGCTACCGGCAAAGCTGGCATAGTTCGGATCCGCGATGATCGTCGGGATGTTGATCTGACCCGCACCATCAAACGACAGCCGCAAGCCCGTCGCAAACAAACTTGCCGCCGCGGACGCCGGCGCCAGCGCGGCGAGGAACGATGGCATGATCGTCCGCGTCAGCGGCGAAGATAAATCGATCGGGCTGACCGGCGCGCGAACGATCAGGTCGGCGAAGTTATCGCGCGACCAATTGCGTTGCAGCGTGCCAGCGACCGACGTGCCGTCGAGCGAAGCGATCGCCGCAGCCGCGCACGCGCGCACGAGCCCGGTCACCGCCAGGCGCGGGGGCTCGTTCGTAGTCTCGGGAGTTTTGAGCGCGAGCGCAGTCATGTATGCTTCACGAATGCTCACACAGAGTCGGCTGAAAAAGCTTCTCGACTATGATCCGAAGACGGGTCGATTCACTTGGCACATTGCCGCCGGTCGCCATGGCGGCCTTGTCGTCCTAAAAACAATCGTTCTAGACGCGTGAGAACGTTTACGACATCATCGCCGTAAATTTCATCGAAACTTAGCGGCTTAGCGAATTGCGCTCGATAGCCTAAACGATGCTCGATGCATACGCCCCACAAAGCTACGGTGCCCCTGACAACGCCGTCGTACCAAGCTGGATTGCTGCGACCGCCGGTATAGATTTCGTCGGTGCGATAGCGAAGCGTGTCGGGTAGATCGGTGAAATACCGGCGCAAGTCTGCAAGCGTGCGAAATGCATAAACGCCCGGCACGACGCCCTCGTCGTTCAAATCTGGGATGCGGCTCGCCTCGTATGGTTCATTGGGCAACCATTGGTCGCTCGACCCGAGACAGAACGAAAGCAAAGCCAGAGGCGGCCCAATGCGATATCGCCATACGCGATGGCCAATGACCGCGGGCCCGATCGGGTCACCAGCTCTCACAGTCGTCCAATCGAGGCTCATGGCACTTTTTCGGGCTCACGCTCTGGCACCTCGACAGGTTCTGGCCTTGTCGCGGGCATCGGAACTTCGGGCTCGTAGCGCACCACTCGTCTTTGCGGCTCTCCGATGGTAGCCATAACTCCCTCCCATGTAAAAGTCCGGATCGTGGACAACCGATAGAACAGGCTCCTGCCACTGGTCGCGTATTCGGGCTCGACCCATAGATCTCATGGGGGCTCGATCAGCCGTTATCGGTACATCCGCCTTGATGGCAAAAATTACCCGGCCAGCGGATTAGCTTTTCTTTGGATGACCGGAGACCGCCCGCGCGAAGTCGACCACATCAACACGAACAAGACTGATGACCGATGGTCTAATCTGCGCCCAGCGACTCACTCACAAAACGGGGGGAATAGTCTTCGTCACAAACGCAAAAAGCGAAACCTACCGAAAGGCGTACACTTGCACATAGGCAAGAAACGATCAAAACCTTACGTCGCATTCATTACGGTCAACGGCCAACGTTTTTATCTTGGCTACTTTGACACCCCCGAACAGGCGCACGCTGCCTATTGTGCCGCTGCTCGCAAACATTTCGGCGAGTTTGCCCGCTTCTAAACCCTCATATATGCTAACCAGCTTCCTTCGATGTGAGTGATCGGCCAACCGTTCTCATAAAGCTTGTTGAGAACTCCGGTGACTTCGACGCTGGGGTTTTCGCAATCATGCCAGATGCAGATGCCACCGGGACGAATGAGCGCACGGGCGAGATGGCTGTCGTGCATAACAGCCTTCGCACTATGGTCCCCGTCGATGAAAATGGCATCGCACGGCTCAAGATCTTGTGGACCGACATCGAGCGAGCCGCGTTCGCGGACAAGTAACCAGAAGCGTGGATCGGCAGCGGCGAAGACACCGGCGGTGTGGGGGATCTCGGTGCGTTGGCACTCGAGGGTTGGCTCTGTTCCTGGGGGGACATCGATTCCAATGTAGCGCTCGAGCGTCGGGATGGCCCTTAAGATTTGCGCCGCGGTGCGACCTTCGTTGACACCGATCTCGATCATCACTCGCGGGTGAACGCTAGAAACGAGCGCCACCAACAAACCGACTTCAACATCGCCGAGGTACTTGTTTTGAAACGGCCGGAGGCGGGCGGGCTCGATACTTCCACGAGGAAGGATCGCTAACATTGCGCCAGGGCGCTCGCCCAATCGCCGTCACTCGTCTGCCGACAAATCTTCACGTTCGGATACCAATTCTTGACCCAGCGCCAGCTTGCCCACTTGCTCAACAGCAGCTTGACGTTGGGGTGTCCGATCGCGCCGGCGAGATGCACGGCCGCGGTGTCGACGGTGATGATTTCGTCCATGCACAGCATGAGCGCGGCGCAGTCGGCGAAGTCTTCGAAGTCAAAACACTTCACGCCACGAACCCAACTATCATCCGGCCGCTGCGTCTGCACGCTATAGAGATCAGCGTCATGATCCAGTCTCGCCCAGAGTTCGTCGAATGAGATCTCGCGCGGATAGTCGCCGTTGCTCGGCTTGCCTACCGACCAAGCGATGCCGATGCGTTTGCGCGTGGCCAACCCAAGCCGCGCGCGCCAGTTGTCGACAAGATTGAGATGGACGCTGAGATAGGGCGGATCCGGCGGCGCGTCCGGCTCGACCTGCAGGCGGGTGAGCAAATGCAGAAATGGAATGAAGTAATCGCACTTCGACAACTCAAAGGAATCTCCGAACGGCATCGCTAGACGCGCAAGCTCATTCGGCACGTGCACCGAGATCTTGGCACCCATCGTGTGCAGATGCGGAATGTAGCGCAGGCATTGGATCGTATCACCGAAGCCGTGGGCGTGAATTACGAGTATCCGTTTGCCCATCAAATCTTCACCACGCCACGGCGCGAGCCCAGCCGCTAATGCCTCTTTGACTTGTGGCCGAATGAACGGCGCGTGCTGCTCGAGCTTCTCGTATTCGTCGAGGCCTTCACGCCATCGCCCCATCGCCAACAAAATCATACTTCGATTGAATCTTGCGCGCAGCGTCGGGGCGAGCGCGATCGCGGCGTCGGAATAGAGCAGTGCCGCGGAAAGCTCGCCAACCTTGTAGGCGTCAACGGCGGCGTTGAAGTGCTCGAGGTACTCGCCAATATCGATCGGCTTTGGCGGTTTGAGCACTGGCCGCACGCCGATCGCATTGCCGCGGAATGTAACGGTGATCTCGTTGGGCACGTCGACCTTGTGGCCGTTCGCGCTTTTGAC